TTCTTTCTAAATACCATTTCTTTTTGTATTCTTTAATTTCTTCTTTATGTTCGCTTTGGTATTTATCAATTGCTCTTCTTGTATATGATTTTACGGGCATTTTGCTGAATATATATATATCAATATTTTTATATTGTTTTCTTAAAATAATTTGTTATAAGATTTCTTTTGCTGGGATAATACTTAGTATCTTTTTCTTTTTTTTGTTTTTTCCACTCCTTATATAACTCTGGATTTTCAATCGCCCATTTTTTACATCTTTGTTGATATTCCATATACATAATTTTTTCACTTGTTAATCCCATTTGCCTTGTCAATAAGTATATGTTCTTTTTTCTAAATCAATTTTATTAAATAGTTAATCCCATTCCTTTTATAGAATCTGACCCATGACTTCTTAACCATGTCATAGGGTCTGTTAATTTTCCACCTGATATAGTCGTATTATGCTTTCCACCTGAACCGAATAATGAGACAATATCTCCTTGTGTTCTTATATTTATCTCATTACTTCTTGATTTCCCTCCAATCTCATATGCTCTGTTTAGCGTCACAACTTCATCTGCATTAACCTTTGAAGCAATAGCTCCACCCAAAGATGTCCCATATGCTGTAGTTTTTGCGGAAGGGTATTTCTTACGTGCTGTTCCAAAAGTTTCACTCGCTTCTTTATATCTATTAGTATCTTTCAATCTACCACCCAAAAGCGCTAAATCTGTACCAATATCTGAAAGATTATGAGTTCCTGCTACGCTAAATAACAAATGGTCTTTTTCTGGATTGTAATACACTTGCTGGTTATGATTAGATAATTCTTTATCATATATATATCCTTTGTCTGCACCAAATTGAGATTGTTTTTCTTCGTTTGCATAAGAGTTCTTAAATGCTGAATGTAAGTCAATAGAACCTTTGCTTAACATCTTTTTCACATCTTTTCCTTTTGTGAAAATGTTAGACTGTATAGTCTTTTTGCCACGTTTATAAACACCTGAAAGGTAGTCCATATATTATAACTTAGATATTTCCCTTTCACAAATAGAATCAATATAAGTGTCGTCATCTCCCCAATTATTATAATCATCTCCAGTCATATTAAACCATATTTTATGCACTATATCATCACCTTGTGGTAAAGAATTATTCCTTAATTGTATCAATAAACGACATGATGTATTTTTAACTACATCATGGATTATCCAAGTATAATGAGTAAATGTAATATTTTCTGACACTTGAATATCTGGCATATATATATACTTTTTAGATATTTATTTAATATATAATACCTCGTAAATTGGATTTTCTTGTTCCGTCATTTTGACAAGTAATAGTTCCACTACCAGTATCGGCAAAACTTTCAAAACTCACATCATCACCATTACTCACCTCTATATCTAATGATACACTTATGATATTGCTCCTTGTTGAAGCACAGTTCATTCCCCACACCTGATTTCTTGTTCCATTTATAAAGACACCGAAAAGAACCCCTCGGGTTGATGATGCCGAATATCCTTCAAAAGAATAGCATCCATTAAGCATAACTCTTACTGTTCTCCCGCTGTTGTTTGTAAAACCGACATTAATAACTCCTACAGTATAAACTGAAAATCCAGTCGGCAAAGAATAAAAAGATAAACCACAACCCACAAAAGAATTCGTAAGACTTGTTCCATCTTGAAATCCGAATAACATAGCACTTTCTTGATAAATATATAACTGGTTATACAATCTTGTAGTGTCCTCTGTTATAACCATTCTATTATTATTACTTCCCCTTATGTATAAACCTGTTGAACCATCTTCAATATAATTAATTAAAGAATTGCCTGATAGTGTATTTCTAAGAACTAAATAATCTGTTGTGTTTGTGTTATTGGTGAAAGTAATGCCTTGATAGTCCGAGTTGTTAAGTGCTTTACCTATTAAACAATCACCAAGTTCATGTGTTTGTGTATTATTACCAGCATCTAATTTTGTAGTAATATTTACATTATTAGCATCAACATCTCCCGTAAAAGTCCCATCTACACCTGATACATTACCAGTAAAAGTTCCACTTACACCTGACACATTACCACTTGCTCGTAAATCCACTACGTCTATATCTTGCTGGAATACAGTATCGTCTGAAAAGGTTTTATTACTCATCGTTTGAACTGTATTCTCTAATACAAATGTGTCGCCTGTTGTTCCCGGTATATCTATTTCACCTGTGCTACTTGCTGTATATGTATTGTTACTATAAAACGTCAAATCTATTTTATCATATTCGGTCATACTAATTTCCTGATATAATGGAATTGTTTGTCTTTCAAAAACGTCATATGTTTGTGGCGTATAAAAAGCGTTATTATAACTATATACATCCATAGATGATGGCGTAATAACTTCAAAACTTGATGGGGCATATATTCTTTGTGTTAAAACTTGTAATGAAGGCGGGAACCCTGTAAAACTAAACACCGGGTCGTAAAAACTAACATATAATGTAGTGCTTGTGTTGCTACTGCGAAAGTTTGTATAAAAGAAGTATGAAGTTCCGTTATTTGTCACATTAGTAATATAAGTATGCTGAACTCCAGAATCTAAAGTGAAACTCATAAAATCATTGGATTGCGGTACTTGACCCGAACTAAACTTTGACATTAAAGCAGTAAAATACGGTCCATTTTTTGTAGAATAACTAATTTGTTCTGTTCTGTAAGCACTTGTATTATTTGCTCTTGATACATTAGTAGTAATCTCGGGTAATTCTGTGCTATTTACTCCATAATCTACACTTGTTATATATTCTCCTGATTTTGAAGAGTTGTCATCTCTACTATTTGTAAAAACAATTATATCATTAACCGAGAAAGCACTTGGATTGTCACAATTGATAACGTATTGCCCTAAATAATAAATAAACTTAAAATCTTTGTTCTCTCTTGATGTTTTCAAACTGGGCGGGGTATTTAAAGTTTGATTGAATGTTAAACTATTACTTGTAAAATTATTATCACCTGTTAAAGCACTCAAATAACAAATATCAGCATCATTAGCATATAAAGTATTGATAATGGCGTCATTTATTGCTGGAGTTGATGAACCTCCATAGAAAAAAGTGTATGTTGAACCCATTAGTGTTATAACACCATTAGCAACAAAAGAAGGATTTACATTTCCGTTTGTTGTCGTGACATATTCATACGCTGAAACAACACTTGAAATATAGTATCCGTAAGAACTATTTATCTCTATCCAATCGCCTACAGATAATGAACTTGATGTTCTTGTATATAATGTTGTTGGACTTCGTTGATACGCTTGTGAAAATGTTCCTGTAGGAGCATCTGGCGTAATTGTATTAGGCGATGTGATTTCGTAAGAGAATCCACCTAAAAATGAACCCACTAATGATATATAAAATTTACTTGAATATTTATTTTGTTGAGAACTTGGAGTCAGTATAAACGGCGTCCCTGTTAAATCCTTCACATAACTTTTCACATTTGTCGGCGTAGTGCTTGGTAATCTATCAAAAGATAAAGTTAATTCATTATTTACTGCTGTTCCTGATATAAATGCTTGATTATCTGTGCCGTTTAATAGTAATGCTTTTGTGCTTGGACTGCTTAAACCTGTTAAATCAAAAATGTATAAACCTCCATCATTATACCCAAAAAGTTCTGTAAGACTTGACTGACTGCTCGGAGATAATGATAAAGAATAAACACTATTACTTGTAGCACCCACATAACTCATTTGACTCCCGTATTGGATATTGTTATTATTTAATGTTGCATTATCTAAAGGAAAAGCGTTATTCCAGTTAGTAGCAGAAGAATTGATATAAACCTTATCATTGAATAAAAACCCAGTAATATTTGATAAAAAAGTAGTAGTCGGATTACTTACTGGATAGTTTAATAAATATAAATTTGTAGATGTGTTTGCTGTTATTTGCGTTGGGTCAGTTGTATTAGCACTTTCTATAAAATCTAAGACATCAAAAGTATTATCTGTGTTTAAATAATAAATTCCTCCAATTTCAACAATAGTCGCTGATTTTGATGTTGTTGATGGTGTCAAACCAGTTGTTAATTGTAATGTAATTAGATTATTCGTAATAGAACCAACAAAATCATTATTCCCCGAAAATTGTAATCCTTGGTCTGCTACTACACCAAATGAGTTGCCTGTATAAACTTGATTACTTGATTTTACATACCCATTATAAGTTGCTATAGCTGATTTACGAGTTGTAGTCGTTGAAATACTTCCTGTATTCGGGGATGTTGTTAATGTTGCAAGTGTTTTATTTACACAATCAATCCCGTTAATTGTTGAAACGCCTGTTGTGAATGAACCGGTTTTTGTAGTATAAATAAAATTTTGATTATCTATAAAATAACCGTTAATCGTTCCTGTATTATCTTGATTGAAAATACTCGGCGTCTGAAGAGATGCTTGGAAAATTTTGAACGCAGTTATCGTCTGTTCTGTATCCAGCGTGACTAGTCCGCTTACACCTGCCTGTTGTAAAGTTATAGATAATGGTTGTGATGTATCTATCCCAGTCAAAACTGCTAATTCTTGCGGTAATAAATCTACTTCTGATGGTGAAAAATCTGTTGCTACTCTCATATCGCCAGTCAATTCCAAAATTTGAGTAAAATCCTTCACACCCGCTATATTTTGGTCGCTTGTCAAATCAACATAATCATTTAAATCTGTTTTTATTTCGTCTATCTGCTCTTGTATGGTCTGGTCTGTATCTATTCCTTCCAATTGTGCTATTTCAACTGGTGTTAAAGTAACTCCATTTACTAATAAACTATTATTAATTTGTAAATCGTCAGTAACAATACTATTTGCTACTAAATTATTCACCTCTATATCTTCGCTGAAAATACTGATAATACCATTCATACTACGTGTGGAAGTAAGCTCGTTATACGACATATTATTATCTATACAATATATATATAATAAATTATGGGAAGAAAATGTGTTACATGTAATGGAAATATTGTTGTTGGAAAAGTTTTTAATGAAATAGAAGAGAACGTTTATGAAGTTCAAATCAATACAGAGTGTCTTTATTGTGATATTTTGAGAAAAACAAGAAATGAAAAAAGAGAATTATTGGATAAACTCAAAGAAAAACGCCGGCGTGTAATATATTTAGAAGAACGCCTAAAATTAAGAATTATTCAAAATAATCGTGGTTCTTATTCCAAATATTGCGAAGAACGTTATGCAAATCCTGATAATTTTGAAGACTTATAATTTTTGAAAGCGTAAGAACAATACGAATGCTGGTGTCTTTGCTGTTAATGTATTTGTTAAATCACGAAACGAAACTTCTAATATATCGGAATCTGGTCTTCCAACAATATTTACGGGTGGATTAGTATGAAAATTTGCTTGTAGTTTATGTTCTGCACCTGCTGAATGTAGTTCATCTACAAAAATAAAACCAATATCACGACTTGTTCCTGAGTTAAAATTTCCACCTTCAATATTTTTTAATGTGCTTCCTATGTTAGTTAATTCCAAAGTAAAAATATCACCTTCGTCTAATGCGTTTGAGTGTTCGCTAATAAAAGAAAAACTCACTAAATATTCACCACGTGGGTCTTCCAAGAATTGCGCCCAATTTACTTTGAATTGTGCTTTTCCTGAAGCATAAGACATAGCATTTGCTGATTTCAGAACTAAATTAGTAGTCATTATACTATTAATGTAGAAAATTATTTACATAAATAAATCTTCCTTTTTCTGTGGTTTAGACTTCTCTAACTCATTTCTTTTCTTTTCCATCATTTGTTTCTTTTGCCCTACACTTAAAGGCGGTCCTCGGTATATTCCACCTCCATCTCTACCAACCATAGGTTTATCGGGTTTAGGTCCGGGTAATTTTGGCACCATAGGTTTAGGCATAACCATTCCTGGTAAATGTAATGCTGGTGGGACACGTTGTGGCGCCGAAGAATGTGGCGCCGATTTAACTGCTCTTTGTAATCCTGTATTACGTCCCTTAACTGCTTCATGTCCTACTCTTGAACCAAGTTCTCCACCCACAGCACGACCCACAATTCCCCCCACACTTGCTCCTATTGGTATTGCTTCGGGACCAAAAATGGCACCAATTGCGCCACCAATTTCTGAACCTCCGGCACCACCGGCAAGACTTCCTATTCCCCTCCCGATTACTCCCGCTGATTTCTTAAAGGCACCACCTATTTCACGTCCTCCAGATTCAATAGCACCGCCAACTTTGCGGAATCCGCCAGTTATAGCACCGCCTAATTTGCGAAAAAAAGACATTATATTATAGTTAGAGATTTAATCTTCATTTATAATAATTTCGTCAAACTTTTTAAACAACCTTCCTGAACCAGTATTAATTACTAAATATTCATGTGCTTTATTATAAACTAATTTTTGAATATCTTGACTATAATCTTTGTATTGTGGTAATGTTTCAATAAACATAGATTCCATTTCATCTGGCGATACCTTAAATACAATTATATTGTCGTATAAACGTCTCACTTCAAAAGGGACTGATTTCCAAGTTTGACTTAATATGAAAGTGGCGTATATTCCTAAATGACGTTTATTCATAGCAATTTGCTTTAATAATTTTTGAACGTCTCCATTCTTCAACTGCGACGCCATATCATCTATAATAATTGCAATTTTGTCTCCATCTTCCCTGTTCTTTGCTCGTTCAATTATTTCATCTAATACTTCACCAGTTAGTTCATTATATATTTGGTCTTCGGGTAGTTTGCTAAATATATTATCTGACATAGAACCCATACTATTTGCGGGTGCGATATAAAAAATAGTATCAAAACATTTCTTCAACATATTCTTTGACTTGAAGAAAGAATACACTAAACTTGATTTACCCTGTCCGGGTTTCCCAATGATAGCAGTCGTATTATGTTTATTTAAACAAGTTCTCGTCATTTCGTATTTATTTAACTTCTCGTGTAAAGGTTTATCACAGTTCATTACACATATAGGCAGTTCTGGTTTCTTATGTTTTTTTAGAATGATAGACATATATTATAAGGTAATAAAATATTTTAAATGCTTATAATTCTGGTTTCTGTCGTACGTGTATCTGTAATTTTTTTTATGTATTTTACATAACTGGCGTATAATAGTAATAAATGAATTAAAAGTAAATTCTCTTGTTGCGTAGAATTGCTTTGAAAAATGATAATATGGAATAATTTCTTCCAACCAATCATTTTGTATTTTGTGAAATAATATTTTTTTGTATGTCACATAATCAATCATGTATTCCTTTCCTTGTTTGAACCCGAATAATTCAATCATATTTTGTAAGCAACTATAAGGTGGTGTTTCTTTGAACACTTGACTCATATATACTATTTACATAAATTAAAAATCCTTTCAATCAACTCACTTGGTATGACACTGCGCTCTTTGGCATTTGTCAAAAATTGTTTATAAAATCTTCTTTCAGAATTGTGATATTTATGGAATTTTATTATGTATGTGCTCTCATCCATTTCGGGTTTATTTTCATCTGCCCATAGTTCTATATTGCTCCATATATGCGTTGGTTTAACCATAGCGTATTGTTCTCCGTTGTTTTTATAATTCCCATAATACACTAAAGTTTTTTTAAGTTCTAACATCGGTTTAAAATATTGTAATAATCCACGAGGATTTTCTATAAACCATATACGAGGTTTAAAATAATTTATTATTTCTAAAGTTTTATAAATGAGTCTTTCGCCAATTACCGCTTTTTCTGTTAGGGGCTTCATATCTACTTTTAATCTATGTTTCCCACCTGATGCAATACTCCATGTAGTACAATCCGGAGATGCCCATATAATATCAAATTCTCCTTCTTTATAATGTTCTTTATAATCCCACTGCAAAATATCACAACATATAGTAGGTTCAAATTTTTTTTGAAAATCTAATGATATTACTTCATGTCCATTCTTTTCAAATACTTTACCCACGGATTTTGTTCCACAAAATAATTCTAATACTTTCATGTATATATATACTTTTTAGAAAATATATAACGAAAAGGGGCGTATGGGGAAACTCCCCATATCTTACCATAAAATTTGGTCGGCATAATATCCTGCTGTTCCCTTTTTTAATCTGTCGTCTTGATGTCTGATTTTATATAATCGTCTGCGTTCCTTAGCAAACTGTAATCCTTTTTCTTTTTTGTATGTCGGAAAATCTTTGTATCCTTTCGCTCCAATAGATGCGACTTTCTTATCATTTTTGAATACATCTATCTTCTTGTCCTTTCGTGTAGATGGTTTTATTTGAACTCCTAGCTGCTTTGCTTTCAATTTGGAATACTCTGAAATCTCGTACATTATATAATAACATATGAAAAAAAAGTATTGATTATAATATTACTCTAACTACATCTAACGTCTAAATATGGTCTTAACATCAACATACGAAACTCCTACTATGAGTCTTGTTTTTCTATCAAAATATGCGTGGTAATGACTTGTTTGTAAAGTTCCTATGTCTCCGTATTGTTGGAAACGAAACGTGATATGTGGTTCATCTGTTTCTCTATTAATATGAAAACCATTTCTCACAAAAACGCCAGTTTGTGGTTGGTCTAACATAGATGCGAACCAATCGTTGGTATAATATAATTGGTTGAATGCTAAATCAATATGTAATCTATCCATTTCTGGAATCTCTGGTGAGTATCTTATGCTGTTCCAATTTGCGTTCGGTTTCCATATTGTATGTTTGATTTCTCCGTTCTTCGCTTTATCGTCCCATACAAAATTATCCATAGTTTCAGTTGATACTCTTGGTAAAATGTCAAAAAGGGCAATCAATTTTATGGAACGCTGGTTTTATACATATCTCAACTACTCCAAAAAAGAAATCAATTTTTTTTCGGACTCGGTACTTCTTCATTATAAATCTCAGTACTTTTATAATGAATGACAGACAACAAAAAATACTGATTATAATATTACCCTAACTACTCTATCTAAAATGTTTCCAATATTTCATCATCAAAACGCTGGTCTCCTCCGTAATACTCTTCACGACAAATCGGACACTTGATAATCATAGCATCATCATTATCTTTTTCTTTTAATTTTTCACAACACGCTAAACAAATAGTATGCCCACAATCTTTAAACTTGGAATTGGTAATTTCATGACATACACAACACGTATCCCATTTCATTTGGATTTTCTCACAATCTTCAAATAATCCACACCACAATTCGGGAATCATTTCTTCTTCTTTCTCACAATCTTTACAACTACAATTTGTTTTAAATTTTGTCTTTGATTTATCAAGTGTCAAACCTTTTATTACTTCTAATAATGTCATCGTGTCTTCTTGTGCGGTTTCTTTAGTGAAAGGATACCATCTATGAAAGAGATTCTCTGATACGATGTTGTTATTGTGTGTTATCACTATTAACACCTTGTCTTTTACTTCTT